TTTTCTGAATTGAATCCGCTCTCGTTCCTCACAAGCTGGGAAGATATTGGCACGTTCCTTGAGGAGGCCGATAAGGAGTGGGGGAATCCAAGGGCTGCGGAGTATCTGGCGGATTGCTACCGGATCGCGGCGGACGCTTTGGACGCTCTGGCCGCCCGAGATGAGTGATAAAGGGTTGTTCAGCGTTTGTTTGGCTAAGCTCGCTTTGCTTACGGCAAAGCGAGCTTTTTTTACCGATCTTCGGTGCTTCGCTCATCAATTTCGAAATTCAAATCCTGAAGGGATTTAAGGCTGTAGCAGAAGTAAGACAAGGTGAACAGACTCATGAGGGTAAAAAATAGCGGGGAAATGTTTGCCAAATCCGAGAGAGAATAAAAGCCGTTTCGATAAAAGATATGTGTTTTTCCTGCAATGGCCATGGCAAAAACTACTGAATCAAATAAAAACAGGCGCATTGATGTGTTTCTAGCCCGAAAAAGTTTTTCTTTTACCGTCGCGAAATAGCTCGGGGCCCTTCCTTTTCTGAGGCTGATTTTGCTGAACGCGGTCATATAGGTGACGAAAACCGCGCAGGTAGCTATGTATAGCGCGCTTAGCATAAGCGCGCTAAAGCGGTCGATATCGCTGTTACTGTTAGCCGCTGAGAAAAGAAAAGCGGCGGGGATGTAGCAATAAGCGAGAATTTTTAGCATTTCATATTCCTTTGGGGGTTTGGGCCGTGGGGCCCTGAAGCTAAGCGATCTTCTGTCGCCAGAGCATTTCAATAGTAGCCATTAGACGCTTTCTGTGCTAGGGCTTGAGGTATAGACCCGCCGTAGCCGCCCGTTCTCTATCTTCACCTTCTCCGTTGTCAAAAAGCCTCTTTAGGGTTTTCCTTTAAAGAGGCTTTTTGCTTTGCAGTGATAATATAGTTTACACAAAATTTCTATAAAGTTTTAAAAAACGGTCAAAAAGAACGGGAAAATGATAAGCACGAAAGAAATAATTCAGCGTTTGCTGGCTAAAGGCTACTCCTGCCGGCAAATCGCCAGGACGGCGGGCTTAAGTTCAACAGCTGTTATTTTCATCGTCGACGGTCAGACAAAGAGGCCTTCGGCAAAAACACAGGAGAAGCTGCTCAAGGCTTACACGGATCTGGCTGAGCAGGCGGCGCAGCGCGCCGCGGCGGTTGAAGAAGCGGATGAGAAATTCCGCCGGCTCTCGGGAGAGTGATATGGGCTCATTCATCCGAGAGCAGGGCGCGGCTCTTGCCGCTTTGGGTTATCCGATCTGCGCGATCACGCCTGGGACAAAGCGGCCAATAGGCAACGGTTGGGAAAAACACCCGCTTTCACCTGACGCCTGCCGATCTTTTACGGAAGTGGGCGCCGGCGTCGGGATCCTCTGCGGCGTTGCAGGCGACGGGGATATCGCGGTCTACGGCCTCGACTTTGATATCGAGGACGAGGGGATGGCGGACGAGCTCGCCCGGTGGGTCGAGGACCAGCTGTACCCACGGGGCGAGGTGCTGCGGCGCATTGGCAGGGCGCCAAAATTCCTGATCCCGGTCCGGGCGGAGGCGGGGCTTCATAAGCAGGCGACCGCGTTTTTCCGGAAAGGGGACAGCAAGGCGAGGCTTGAGATCCTCGGGCGAGGGCAGCAGTTTGTAGCCTACGCCATCCATCCCGGGACGGGGAAGCCGTACAGCTGGGACAGCGCTCTTGGGTTTGGTCTGGAAGAGACGGCGCCGGGGTCGCTCCCGCTGGTTGATGGCGAGTTTCTCAAAGCGGTGAGAGATAAGTTCGTGGAATGCGCGGAGCGCCGCGGGTGGAAGGCGGAGACTTATAAAGAGGCGCTGTCGCTTCCGGAGGCGGATGCAGAGATCGACGCGCTGCTTTCGCCGACCCAGCGCCCGGTAGGGCTCACGATAGAGGAAGCGAAGCGCTATATCGCGGACACGGATCCCACGGACTACGACGCCTGGCTCGAGGTTGGCATGGCGCTTCACTTTGAGTTCGGCGGTTCAGCGGAAGCACTGACACTGTGGGACGAGTGGAGCTCGCGGGCGGCGAATTACAAGGGCTTCTCCGATCTTCAGTATCGCTGGGAGCGGTTCGGGTCTGGCGCCGGGCGGCGTCGTGTGACGATGCGGACGATAATCGCCCGATTCAACAGCCGGCACTGCGACGCGGCGCTTGAGCTGAACGGGAAGGGGATAGCGGCCCGTGCGGCGAATTATTACCGCCCAGGGCTGATTTATGACCGGGGGTCCGAGAATTGGTTCTGTTTTAACGGCGTTCACTGGTCTGTGGTGGATCAGGTCTTCGTGGAGTCCGCCATGTGGCCTGTGCTTCAGGATCTGCTCTACAAAGAGCTGCAGGCGACGGAGCCCGACAGTTCTGAGCGGAAGCGGTTCTACAAGTTCTACCAGACGTCACAGAATTATTTCACGCTGAGCTCAACCGTAAAACTCCTTCGCACCTGGGAGGGGATGAGCGTAGGCGATCTGCGGCGCGAGTCAAAGCCGCGGTACTTTGGCGTCGCGAACGGCGACATCGATCTTGAGACAGGAGCCCTTCTGCCGCCCGCGGTATCCCGCTACACGATGGAAGCGAGCTCTGTTGCCTTCGACCCATCAGCCCGATGCCCGCTCTGGGAGCAGACCGTAAGCGAAGCGTTTAACGGCGACGCCGAGATGGCGGCTTTCCTGCAGAGGATCGCGGGGTACGCGATGCTCGGGGAACCAGTCGAAGAGGTGATGTTTGTTTTCACGGGCAACGGCTGCAACGGGAAGTCCACGATCGTGAACGCGATCCGGGAGATCCTGGGGCAGAGCGCCTGCACCGTAGAAGCGGAGACCTTCACGACAACCGGAGGCGGCGCTGGGGGCGCGGGCGGCGCCCGGGCGGATCTGCTTGCGGTGTTTGGTAAGCGGTTCGTCGTGCTTCCGGAGACGGACGAGAACGCGAGGCTTAAAGAAGCGACTGTGAAGCGCATGGTGTCGCGTGACGAGGTGACGGCGCGGGGGCTCTACAAGAGCCGCCCGGAGAGCGTGAAGCCCTCGTGGGTGGTGGGCATGGTGACGAATTACATGCCGTTGATCACAGGGGACGACGAGGGTATCCATCGACGGATTGCCGTTGTTCCATTCAACCGCAATTTTGATAAAGATCCCGGGGTAAAGAAAGACACGCGCCGGGCGGAGAAGCTGCGGAAAGAGTACCCGGGAATTCTGAATTGGATGCTCGAAGGCGTGAAGGAATATCGCCGTGTGGGGCTCGCGTATCCAGCCGTCGTGAAGTCCAAGATGGCGGAAACGCGAAGCGCCATGGATGTTCTGGGGGAATTTATCAGCGAGCGCTGCGTCCTTGGCGCTGATCAGTCCTGCGATACCGCGAGCCTTTGGAATGCCTGGGTTCAGTTCGCGAGAGCTAACGGCTACGAGCACGCGATCAAAACGAAAACCGCACTGACTCAGCGCCTGGCGAAGCGGGGCGTACAAACCAGTAGACCAAAAGAAAAGGTTAGCGGGGTCTGGAGGCAAACAACGGTCTACGTAGGCATCTCGCTGGCGGAAGATGCTTTGTCCCAGAGCGATTCGGATGATGATTTTATTGAGTAAAAGGAGCAGAAAAAATGCTGAAACACGTTGTAAATCTTAGTACGAAGACCTCGGTTTATCCGTTTGACGCCGGCATGAGGCAGCCGAACGCTGTAGATCTGCGGGTCGACCGTGTTTATCGCTTAAAGCCGGGGACGCTTGGGCTTGATGGCGACACGAAGAAGCCGCTTAAGCGGGTAGAGATTCTGCCCGAGAAAATCTATGACGATTCAGAGAAGCTTTATTGGGATCTGGGACCCGGCTATTACGTTATTGAGTTTGCGCAGCAAGTGGTGATGGGGCCGCAGGAAGCGGGGATCGCGGTGCCGCGTTCAACGCTGATGCGTAACGGCGTACTCATCCACTCGTGCCTTTACGACTCGGGCTACCGCGGCTCAATGGTATCCGGTATGACGATTGCGGACGGTGTCTGGTTCTGTTTCCCGAAAGGCGAGCGCCTCGCGCAGTTCCTCGTGATGGACGCCGAAGCCGTCGACCAGTACCGCGGAAGTTATCAGGAGGCGTAAATGGATGCCAATTTAACATTGGCGGGTGAGCTGGCGGCCTGTTTCGCGGATCCTCTGCGCTTTGTCCTGTTCGCCTTCCCGTGGGGCGAGCAGCCGGACACGAAACTCGTAGAGCTCCAGGAGCCGTGGAGAAGCCGCTATCCTGGCTGCCGGTATGGGCCGGATAAGTGGGCATGCCAGCTTCTTGATGATATCGGCGCTGAAGTCCGCAAGAACGCATTCGATGGGCGGCATGCGGTACCGCCGTTGAAATACGCAGTGTCCTCAGGACACGGGATCGGGAAAAGTGCTTTGACAGCGTGGCTTGTCTGTTGGGTTATGGCGACGCGGCCAAACTGCAAAGGCATTGTTACGGCGACGACCGCGAATCAGCTTGAGACGAAAACATGGGCTGAAATCCAGAAGTGGATGAAGAAGTCGATCGTAGCCGATCTGTTCGATATTCAGGCGACATCGATCCGGGCGAAGGAGTCGCCCGAAAGTTGGCGCGTGGACGCGATCACCTGTAAGGAGGAGAACGCTGAAGCCTTCGCCGGTCAGCATGCGGCAAGTTCGACGCCGTTCTACGTGTTCGACGAAGCCTCGGGCGTCCCGGACGCGATCTTTGAGGTGGCTGAAGGCGGTCTGACGGACGGTGAGCCGATGATGTTTCTCTTCGGCAACCCGACCCGTAACTCAGGCCGGTTCTTCAATTGTTTCCACCGTCAGAGCCGCTTCTGGAATCTTCGGAAAATCGACAGCCGGACGGTCGCTATTACGAATAAGCGGCAGATTGAGGAGTGGAAGAATGAGTACGGAGAGGATTCAAATTTCTTCCGCGTCCGTGTTCGGGGAGAGTTCCCGACGATCGCGGCGGATCAGTGGTGCGACAGCGCGCTTGTAGACGCCGCGATGGCTCGAGGCGAGCCACCGACAAACAGCGCGACGTGCGCAGTTGTTGGAGTTGACGTGGCGCGCTTTGGGGATGACGACACGGTGATCTGTACCCGCATTGGGAAAGACGCCACCCGATTCGTCCGCTACAACGGGCTCGACACAATCCAGGTTGTCGGGCACGTGAAAGAAGAGGTGAGGCGGCTTAATCGTCTGGGGCTCCGTAAGGTTCATGTTTTCATGGACGAAGGCGGCGTTGGCGGCGGGCCTGTAGATGTGCTCCGAAATGACGGCTTTCCGGTTCGAGGCGTTAATTTCTCTCAGCGCGTGGATGATCCGGATCGGTACCCGGCGAAGCGTGAGGAGATGTGGGGGCGGATGGTGGAGTGGCTGAAGGATGGCGGCTGCCTTCCGGCAGACGACGAGCTGAAAGAAGATCTGACGTCGCCAACTTATACCTTTGATATCCGCGGCCGTAAGAAGCTTGAAAGCAAGGCGGATATGAAGAAGCGCGGGCTGCACTCGCCGGACAGCGCCGACGCCCTGGCGATTACGTTCGCTTATCGGGTGAACGAGTACGAGGGCGATAAAGGCGCCCGGGCGGAGAGCTACACCAAAGCCCGAAGGACCTACGACCCGTTCGGATACTTGAACCGGCAGTGAGGGAGGAGACTTTCTGTCATGGAAATTCGAGACATTCAGCTTAAGGATTTGTTCAACGATCCGGCGTACCCCGCGTTGAGGGATGAGTACTGGGGGGAGTCCGGGAACCCGGAGCTCGGCCGGGCTCGTATCAGTGAGGATTATTACCGCGCGGCGGAAGCGTCCGGCACGCTTTTTATTGTTGGCGCTTACGAGGACGGGGTGCTGGTCGGCTGGGCGATGTCTTTTATGACCGGGCATCCACATTACGGGAAGTGGGTCGTGGTAGTGGATTCGATCTTTCTCACGAAGGGGTCGAGGCGCGGCGCGGCGGGGCTTCAGCTTATGCGGGCGGCCTTCAGTCGGGGTGAGTCTCTGGGGGCCGAGGGCGCGTATCTCAGCGCGCCGCACGGCTCGAGGCTTGAGGCGTTGCTCTCGAAGACCTGCAGGCATGCGGATTCTGTTTTCTGGAAGAAATTTTAGGAGAGGACGATGGGTATAGAAGTGGCTCTCGCGGGCCTTGCGGCGGCGGCCGTGGCAGGCGGAAGCGCGATTTACGCGTCGAAAAAGCAAGCCCGAGCCGAGAAGGCGGCGGCGCGGATGCAGGCGGACGCGCAGGAAAAGGCGGCGGCGCAGCAGGCCGCTGAGATGAATCGGATGAATCGGCGCGCGCCGGACACGGAATCCATTCTTGAGCAGAATTCGGGCGGTGATACCGGCGGCACGATGCTCACCGGCGCGGCGGGCGTAGACGCCAACAGCCTGAAGCTTGGGAAAGGCTCTACGCTCTTAGGGGGCTAGTGTGGCGGACGATCTTCAGACCCGGTGCCGGGCGCGCTGGGCAGCGCTTAAAAATGAGCGGCAGTCCTGGATGCCGCACTGGCGGGAGATCAGCGAGGTGCTGACGCCGAGATCCGGCCGCTTTCTCGCTACCGATAACAACCGTGGTGATAAGCGGCATAAGGACATCATAGATAACTCAGGCACCCGGGCGCTACGGACACTCTCAGGCGGCATGATGGCGGGGCTTACTTCGCCTGCCCGTCCCTGGTTCCGGCTGACGACGATGGATCCGGAGCTTGATGAGTCGTATGACGTGAAAGTCTGGATGTCCCACGTCACAAGCCTGATGCAGATGATCTTCAACCGCTCGAATATCTATCGGGCTCTGCATACGTCGTACGAAGAACTGGGGGCTTTCGGCACCTCAGCGATCGTTCTTCTGGATGATTTCGATCACGTGGTCCACGGCATGCCGCTTACGATTGGCGAGTACGCCATCGCGACAGATGCCCGCGGCCGGGTGGACACTCTCTACCGGGAATTTCGTCTGACGGTCGCCGCCATGGTGCGGGAATTTGGCTACGCGAATTGCTCAGGACGGGTTAAGAGCTTATACGACCAGCACCAGTGGGACGCCTGGATTACGGTAGTGAACGCGATTGAGCCGCGGGAAGAGAGGGATCTCCGGAAGCTCGATAACAAAAATATGCCGTATCGGTCGGTTTATTTCGAAGAAGGGGCTGAGCAGGGAAAGTTGCTCCGCGAGTCCGGCTTCCGGAATTTCCCCGGCCTTGTCGGTCGGTGGGCGGTGTCAGGCGGCGATATCTACGGAACGTCCCCCGGTATGGAAGCCCTTGGGGATTTAAGGCAGCTGCAGCAGGAGCAGCTTCGAAAGTCTCAGGCGATTGATTATCAGAGTAATCCGCCGATTCTGCTCCCGGCGGATATGAAGGATGACGCCTCGGCCATCGTTCCCGGCGGAACTATTTTTGTTGACAGCACGGCGCAGTCGCAGATTGTGCGCTCGGCTTATGACGTCAATCTGAATCTTCAATACCTGCTGCCCGATATTCAAGACATCCGTCAGAGGATTGATGAAGCGTTCTACAAAGACATTTTCCTCATGCTGACTGAGCAGAGGATTGACCGCATGACGGCGACTGAGGTCGCGGAGCGGCATGAGGAGAAGATGCTGATGCTGGGTCCGGTGCTCGATCGTCTGAACAGCGAGCTGCTGGATCCGCTGATTTCTCTGGTGTTTGACCGCATGGTACAGGCGAATCTCATCCCGCCGGTTCCTGATGAGATGAACGGCAAAGAGCTGAATGTGGATTTCATTTCGATTCTCGCTCAGTCGCAGAAGGCGATCACCACAAACGGCGTTGACCGATTCATCAGTAACCTCGGGGTGGTCGCGCAGATGAAACCCGAGGCGTTGGATAAATTCGACGCGGACTATTGGGTGGACGCTTACGCGGACTCTCTCGGCATCGATCCCCGCTACATCGTTTCGGGGAAACAGGTTGCGGTGATCCGGGAGCAGCGAGCCGAGCAGCAGCAGGCTCAGCAACAGCTTGTTGCCGCACAGCAGCTTGCGAGCACAGCGAAAGACCTCAGGGCAGCGGTTGGCCGCGAGGGGATCCAGTCCGCGACGCCTGACGAGATTGCCCAGCAGTTTTCGGGCTATTGATACTTGAGAGAAAGGCATGGGCGCAGAATCACAGAAAGAGGCGAGAAGCCTGAAGCGTGAGCAATTTGCCTCAGACTTTCGCTGGCTTATGAGCGACCCGAGGGGGCGTCGCCTGGTGTCGAAGTTTCTCTCGGACACCCGGATGTTCGCGACGACCTATAACCCGCTCTCCAAGCAGCCTGAGCTTGAGATGGCGTTTGCCGAGGGGCAGAAGAATCTGGGCTATCGGGTGATGGCGGATATCGGGGCGATTTGCCCCGAGCAGTATTTTTTGATGATGAAGGAAAACAATGGCTGAAGAGACTCTTAATCAGGCGGCCGCAACGGCCGCTGACACGAGCGGCGCGGCGACGGAGCCGGCTGAAACAGCCGCAACGGCTACGCCACCCGCGGAATCCGCGTCGATCCTTAGCACGGCGGCGGCAGAGACTCAGGAGCCGGGGGCGTCGCCTGAGCCGGCGGGGAGCCCGGAGCCGGCGCCGAAAGAAGCGGCAGCGCAGGATGAAGGCGCCCCCGAAGCCTACGCGGACTTTGAGGGCGGGGACGGCAAGACGATTCCAGCGGCGTCGCTTGGCGGATTTACCGAGGTTGCGAAAGAGCTTGGGCTGTCGCAGGCCAAAGCCCAGAAGCTGGTTTCAGCGCTGCGCCCGACAGTGGATGGATACCTTAACCAGTCCGCGGAGAAATACGGCCGCGAGTGGGCTGAGCAGGTGAAGGCTGATAAGGAGCTTGGCGGCGCGGACTTTGATAAGAAGCTCGCGGTGGCGGTATCGGCGTACAAGAATTTCTCGACGCCTGAGCTCCAGAAAATGCTGGAGGCTACACGCCTTGGCAATCATCCTGAAGTTATCCGAATGTTTTATCGGATCGGCACGGCAATGTCGCAGGACACCGGAGTCGCCGGCAGCGGCGCGCCGGTGGCGAAGCGCCGCATTTATCCCAATAGCAACATGAATTACTAAGGAGAGCAGTGAATGTCTGATACTAATCCGACCCTTGCCGATCTGACCTCGCGTCTTACGAGTGATGGCAAGATTGATACGAATATCGTTGAGATGCTTAACGAGACAAACGAGATGCTGCAGGACCTGACGATGGTCGAAGCAACCGGCATCACGGAGAACGTAACAACCGTTCGCGCTGGTCTTCCGGCTGTCGCATGGCGCCGTCTGAATTACGGTGTTCAGCCGTCGAAGTCTCGCACGAAGCAGGTGACCGATTCTCTTGGCATGCTGGAGGCCTACGCCGAAGTGGATAAGAAGCTCGCGGATCTCAACGGCAATAAGGAATCGTGGCGCCTTTCCGAGGACGCGGCCTACATTGAGTCGATGAATCAGGCCTTCCAGCGCGCCCTGATCTACGGCGATCTCACCAAGGATCCGTCTCGCATCATGGGGCTTGCGCCGCGCTTCTGTATCCCGAACTCGAACAAGTCGAAGACTCGCCCGGAGAACGCGGTGAATGTGATCGACGCTGGCGGCTCGGGCTCGAACCTTACCTCGATCTGGCTGATCTGCTGGTCTCCGAATACGGTGTTCTGCACGTACCCGAAGGGTCTTCCTGGCGGTCTCCAGTCTAAGGATCTTGGCGAAGTGACGCTGGATGATCCGGACGGCGGTCACTATCAGGGCTACCGCACTCACTACGAATGGAATGTGGGCTTGGTGGTTCGCGACTGGCGCTACATTGTGCGCGTCGCCAATATTGATATCGATACGCTGAAGAATGACGCCTCCGCCGGTGCGAAGCTGATTGATCTCATGACGGACGCTGAGGAGCTGCTGCCGAATCAGGCGATGGGTCGCCCGGCTTTCTACTGTAACCGTACGATTCGTTCGTTCCTTCGTAAGCAGATCCGTGATAAGGCGAACGTTAATCTGACGTTCGAGAATGTGGCGGGTAAGCAGGTGACGACGTTTGACGGTATTCCGGTTCGCCGCGTGGATGCGCTTGAAGTTGGCGAAGCCCGCATTGCCTAAGAGGAGACAGAGAAATGATTGTTGATAATGATCTTATCTTCGCGAATAACCAGAAGCTCACGGCGGCCAAAGAGTCGACAAATATGATTGACTTTGAGCAGGTTTCGCCGACGGGCGGTATGAGCGGCTTCCTGTCCGCATACTTCCACGTTACGGGCGACGTGACCGGTACGCTTCAGTTCAAGCTGCAGGAGAGCGGCGATGGCGCTTCCTTTACGGATCTCGTCGCGATCGGTGCGGCGCTCTCCGCACCTAAGGCTGGAACGATGGTTCAAGTGCCGTTCCCGTTTGAGCATAAGCGCTACGTACGAGCTTATTTCGGTGGCGCTCCGACCGCCGGCACGGTATCCGCGGGCCTCGTCTGGGGTCGTCAGCTGAATACGCCGGCGCCTCAGGCGGCGTCTATCACGAGCGCTCCGGTGTCCGAGGCTTCCGCCTGATAGTTTCAGGTTAATGGATACACAGCAGGCTATACCTTAGAGGCTTTTGGGGCGTGGGAACACGCCCCACTTTTTTTAGGCGGGGTTAAACACGTGGCTACCGAAGTTGATATCTGTAATCTGGCGCTCGCGCATTGCGCGAATAAGGCGTCGATTTCATCGCTGAATCCTCCTGAAGGATCTGAGCAGGCTGAGGCCTGCGCCCGGTGGTATCCGGTAGCGCTTGGCTGTATTCTCGCGGAGCATCCGTGGGCTTTCGCTACACGGCGGAAGCGCCTTGCGCGTCTTACGGATGGGGAGGTGGAGAAAGGGGCATGGTTATATGCCTACGGGCTTCCGGCGGATTTCAACCGAATTATTGACATGGCGCCATCAAGCGTCAGTTCGCCCCGCCCTTTCTTTAAGGGGATGCTGAGTCAGCACGAGGAGTACGAGCTGACAGCCTATGATTCGGGTTTCGCGCTTCTTACGAATGAATTGGGGCCCGTGCTTCGCTATATCACCAGCGCGCCGCTTCCGACTTCTTTTTCCTACCCGTTTGTGCTCGCGCTCTCCTGGCTTCTCGCGGCGTTTCTTTCGGGCGACGTCGTCCGAGGGGAAACGGGGATTAACCTTGAAGCCTTCATGGGGAAGCAGTATCTCTTCTATCTGGCAAAAGCGAAAGCGCTGGACGCGACGCAGACTCGGTTTAACCGTGGGCATCTCCCGCGTTGGATTGCGGAGCGATAAATGGCTATAAAAATCCTTCAGCCGTCGTTCACCGGTGGCGAAATGTCGCCCTCAATGTACGGGCGGTTTGACGATCAGAAGTATCAGACGGGGCTCGCGCTTTGTAAAAACTTTCTGGTTCTTCCGCAGGGGCCGATAGAGAATCGCCCCGGGTTTGGGTTTGTACGAGCGGCGAAATACGCGGATAAGCCGTGTCGCCTGATTCCGTTCTCGTGGTCCGTGGATCAGACGATGGTGATTGAGCTGGGTGATAAGTACGCTCGGTTCCACACACGAGGAGCGACGCTTCTCGCATCCGACGGTAACCCGTATGAGATAGCCACGCCTTACGCGGCGGATGATTTGTTCGAGATCCATTACGCGCAGTCGGCAGACGTTATTACGCTCGTGCATCCGAAGTACGCGCCGCGGGAGCTGAGGCGCTACGGGGCGACGGATTGGCGGCTGGTAGAGATTAATTTCGGAGAGCCGATCAGCGCTCCGTTTGGGCTTTCAGGGGCATACATATGCGAGTCATCCACAGCGACTGACGGGCAGAAAAAGATGTACACCATCAAGTATCGGGTAACGGCGATCGTGGAAACAGATGACGGGGATAAAGAGTCAAGCGCATCCAAAACCTGCGCTGTCGTTGGCAACGTGTACCTGGATTCCTCCAAGATTGTGCTTTCCTGGAATGCGGTACGCGGGGCTTCCAAGTATAGGATTTATAAAACGCTTTCCGGTATTTATGGGTACATCGGGGAAACGGTGGATACGTCATTCACGGATTACAACATCGGCGAAGACGCTTCTATTTCGCCGCCGCGGTATGAGACACCGTTTGGAGAGAATAACTATCCATCCGCGGTTTCCTACTTTGAGCAGCGCCGGATTTTCGCCGGTACGCTTACGAAGCCCCAGATGGTCTGGATGACCCGCCCCGGAACGGAAGCGGATATGCATTACACAATTCCGGTGCAGGATGACAATCGGATACGGTTCCGGATAGCGGCGCTTGATGTGTCAAGGATTGAGCACATTGTGCCGCTGACTTCTCTTATGCTGCTTACGCCGTCTGCCGAATTCCGGGTGACCACGGCGAACTCGGACGCTCTGACCCCTAAATCCGTTGGCGTGAAGCCGCAGTCCTACGTTGGCGCAGGACCCGCTCAGCCGGTGATTGTGAATAATTCACTCGTCTACGCGGCGTCGCGCGGTGGGCATATTCGTGAGCTGGGCTATAACTGGCAGGCGTCGGGGTTTGTGACTGGGGATCTTTCGATCCGCGCGGCGCATCTCTTTGAAAATCGGACGGTGAAAGATATGGCGCACGTGAAAGCGCCTTACCCGATTGTCTGGGTGGTTCTGGATAATGGGGCGCTGCTGGGGTGCACGTATATGCCCGAGCAGGGGATCGGCGCGTGGCACCAGCACGCGACGGTTCACGGAGAGTTTGAATCGGTAGCCGCTGTGCAGGAAGGGACGTATGACGCGCTTTACGCTTCAGTCCGTCGGACGATCAACGGGCAGACTGTGCGCTATATTGAGCGGCTGGCTGAAAAGCCCTATGGGGATATTCTGAAATCGTTTTATGTAGATTCGGGGCTGACCTACTCGGGTTCTGCGGTATCTTCGGTTTCGGGGCTTGGGCATCTGGAAGGAGAGACCGTCGCCATTCTGGCGGACGGTAAGGTGATGCCTGAGCAGGTGGTGAAAAGCGGCTCGGTCAGTATTCCAATCACGGCATCACGGATTACGGTTGGGTTGCCGATAACTGCCGAAGCCCAGACGCTTCCGGTAGCGGTTGGCACGAAGGACGGCGGCTACGGGCAGGGGCATGATAAAAACATTGTGAATGTCCGGCTTCGTGTCTACCAGTCGTCAGCGATTTGGGCGGGGCCGGACGCGGATAACCTTCACGCCTATAAGCAGAGAAAAACAGAACCTTACGGCTCGCCGCCCGCGCTCATCAGCAAAGAGGCGGAAATTCTGATTGCTCCGCGGTGGTCGGACTCCGGATCGGTCTATGTTGCGCAGAAATATCCGCTGCCGCTCATGATCTGCGGCGTTAACGCGGATGTAGAACTCTGATACTTGAAAGCCTTTCTTAAGCCCACAATGCCCTTATTCATGAGGGCATTGTGATTATGGCAAACAGCAGTTGGGGCTTTCAGCTTCCGTATGGCCAGACGTGGGGTCTCAGCTACCCCACGCGGACTCATAGCTATTCGCTTCCCGAGAGCGACTCTTCTGGCGTCTCAGGGGCCGCAAGTGTGTTATCCAAGGTTAGCCAGGCGGGCGGCGGGCTCTCCGCGGGCGGAGCCGCAGGGGCGGCGGGTGGCGCGGCGATCGGCCTGATGATAGGGAAAGCGATCGGCGACACCTATTCCGTTTGGAGCAAAGGGAAAACCCAGCGTTATGTCCTGAAGCAGCGGGCACGGATTGCGGATTCCAACGCGAGACTGTCACAGCTGGGCGTAGAGCAGGCGTTCCGCGCCGGAGAGGCGGAGGCTGGCGCCATCACGCTTCAGGCGGCTCAGGTCAAGGCGAGTCAGCGAACCGCTCTAGCGGCGAACGGTATCGCGGTCGATGGCTCGGGAACGGCCGCAGAGCTGTATACAGATACGGATCTTAAGAAAGAAGTTGATAAGAACACAGCGCTTAGTAACGCGCTTGCGGCCGCCTGGGGCTATCGGCGGCAGAAAATCGGCTTTGAGACTGAAGCGGCGATAGACCGCAAGATGTCGAGCAGTACGAGGGGGCTGTGGAATATCGCTGCCTTTTCTACGCTATTAAATTCCGGTTCTCAGGTGGCGAGTACCTGGTACGGCCTAAGCGGGAAGTAAGGAGAGCGGTATGGCTATAGTTCCAACTTACGATCTGAAAGAGCGCCCGGTGGTTGGCGCTGGTACCGCGCCCACCCAGTATCGGGATTACAGCGGACTTGTCCCCAAGGCAGACACCCTGGTTTCCGCGTCTGCTGAGGGTATGGCGAAAGCGGCGCTGAAGTACCAGAATCAGGCGGATGATACCCGGGCGGATGACGTCTACGTTCAGATGCAGAAGAAAGCGCTTGAGCTTCAGGACGCTTATCTGAAGCGGAAGGGCGAAGCGGCGCTGGCACCGGATGAGCAAGGCCGAGGTCTGGCGGATCAGAACCAGGAAGATCTCCACGGGTATTTCAATCAGATCACCGAAGGATTGACCCCGGGCGCGAAGACCCGGGCAATGCGTAAGGTGAATCCGCTTCTCATGCGGCAGTACGCGCTTTCTACGGCGCACGCCCGATCCCAGTTCTCCGCGTACAGCGATCAGGTGGATAAGAGCCTGGTTGAAGCCCAGATGCAGGCGGCGCGCCAGAATTACGAAGACCCGATGGCGATAGAAATTAACGCGCAGACGGCGGCGGCGCAGCTTGAGAAAACCGCGGTACGCCATGGCTGGGATCCGGTGACACTCGCCAACGCGAAGCAGTCAGCGGTTGACGCCGTTGTGGCGAGCGCGGTGTCGGGCGCTTTGGACGCTTCGAAAGAGGATCCGGCGTACGCTGTCATGGCGCGCGGTATTCTGGAGTCCTATAAGGATAAGCTCTCAGGCGGCGCGTCATCCAAGCTCTATAAGGCGGTCACAACCGTCCAGGATGGCTGGCAGCTGGAGAGCGAGAAAGATGCAGCCCGCCGCGAGCTGGCGGCTGACCGGATCAGGCTCACCATTCCGGGGAGCGCGGCGGCGCGGGACGCGGGGATTACGCCCGGGTCGTCCATTGAATATTTCAGAACGTCGATTGTGCCGGAGGAATCCGGCGGCGAACAGTTTGAGAAAGACGGACGCCCGAAACTCGGCCGTTATTCAGACGGTACCACGCCGCGGGATAAGAGCAACTGGGCTTACGGCGCGGCTCAGATCACGATCCCCGCCGCGATGGAAGCGGCGAAGGCTCTTGGTGTACCGCTCGATAAAGACCGGCTGATGAACGATAAGGAATACAACCTCAAGCTTGGCGAGGCGTATTTCAATTCTCTCGTCTCCCACTACGGCGGCGATCTGGTCAAAGCAACCGCGGCGTACCACTCGGGAGCCGGTACGGTGGACGGGCTGATCAAGACGCGTGGAGGCGACTGGGTAAGCGGCCTGGGCCCCCACGGGAAAAGTTATGTGGAGAAAGTTCAGAAACGCTACAACGCGGCCGCGAGTGGGGTTCGAAAGGATTCTTCGGGTAACGCGATTAATCCTTTTACGCCTCAATATGCTATGTCTTCGCCTCAGTACTTTACGCGGGCGGAGGCTGAGGCCTGGGCGATGGGGCGCAGTACACGGGCACAGCAGAGTCCAGAGTACCGTAAGAAACTGGTGGACGCCATTATGGCGCGTCAGACTCAGGACATTAATGACGACCGACAGCGGCAGGCGAATCTCGTAGGCGAAGCCCAGGATCTGATTGTTCAAGGGAAAGAGCTTCCCACCGAGCTTACGGCGCTGATGACGCCGGCAACGCAGAATGCGCTTCAGGAATTCAAAACAAAGTATGAGCAGGGGGACGGGAGCGGGGATCTTCGTCTTGCGGCTTATTATCTCTCGACCCCGGAAGCGCTCCAGGGGCTGACGGAGACTGAGCTGAAAAATGTGCTTTCGGTGATCCCGGCGTCGTATCGGAAGAATGTCGCCTGGACCTATTACACCACGACGTACAAAGCGCAGGCCGCGGCCGATAAGTCGGCTCAGCTTTCGAGCGAAGCCCAATCGGGGCGGATAGCCCCAGAGTATTACGTGAGCTTCGACGCCGTGAAATCTTCTCTTAAGAGCTACATGGGCGAGGCCTGGGGAGGTCTCTCATCGGAAGATCAGGCGCAATACGTAACGATGGCAATGAAAGCCGTATCGCGTGAAGCGCAGAGACGGGGCACCCCGATCAAAAGTCAATTCGAGATCGCGAGCCTGTTTAACGACATGGCCTCGTCGACTCAATTTACGGTCCCCACCGGGTGGTTTGGGCGCAGCTCAGAAAATAGAAGCATTTTCACGCTGACTAAGGACGATATGAAGAATAAGGGGATGAGCACTTCAGCGTGGGGCGTTTTGAAGCAGCTTGTCCAGTCTGAGCATACCCGGATGGGGAATCCGTACCCGCCGAGCGAGGGTCAGATCATGTCGACCTTTCAGGAGGTCATGATGGGCATGACGCCTCAGGTAAGTCTTAAAGGCGTCGAGCTCGACCAGGGCGTGGTGGATTTCCTGAATCAGCAGGCGGCGTCCGAGAAGCGGACACTTACGCCGCTTCAGCTTTTGCAGGCATATCTGAAATTCCAGATCGACGGGAAAGAGGTGCCAGAGTCTATCCGAGCTGCGGCCGCGTCGAAATCGGCCTCAGGCAGCAGGCCTCATCCAACCGCGCGGGAGATCACCGAGTGGATGGAAAACGCGCCTGCTTCTATCTGGGATGATTAATTTTTAGGGCTTACGAGTATGTCTGATTATTTTGGTTTCCTCGACGCTCAGGAGAGCATCCGCGCCCGTTACGGGCTGCAGCAGGCGCTTGTCTCAGATATTGATCCGGAGAAACAGGCGCGGTTTAACCAGGACGCCCGCGCGGCTGGGGTCCCGATCAGCCAGGGTGCGAGCGTGTCGCCCGAACTCAAGGCGGAGAAGCAATCCGATGTGATTGATTGGGCAGCGAATTACGCGACGCAAACCGCGTATCAGAGGCGCCTTGGAACGCCAGAATTCGCGAATCTCGTGAAGGACGACGTGACGAACACTGGGTGGCTTGAGTCACTTTGGCACTGGATATCCGGAGATCCGGGAAAGCCGGAGGATGATGATCTCGGGAAACAGATCCGGAATTCTGTCGCCCGCGGCGGATGGGAGCTTGCGAATAGTCTCCCCTTTGGCGGCAATATTAGCCAGATCAACCGGCTGAATGAACAGCTGAATTATCTGGATCGGACTGCGGCTCGGATTAAAGCCGGCGAATCGGACGCGGCGATTTTCGGGGACGAGCTGGATCCTTCGGGGTCGCTTGGCCGCAGGCTTTTTGATCAGAATTCCGAGTACGAGCGCCGGACGGCTGAGGCCGAGCTTCGGCGCTACGCGGAAGCCGCGGCGAAAATGAATCGTCTCGCCGCGATGTACCCGGACGCTGATGTCGTGCAGGAATTCAACGCGGCGCACGGCGCGGCGTCTGAAGCCGTTGGTAAATTCATGGGGCACCCATTCATGAATCTCGCGGCTATCGTGCCGTCGTCCGCGATTCAGTTCGCGCCGGCGGCGGCGGGGCTTGCGGTTTCCGGGCTCACGGGTCCCGTGGCCCCAATGGCTTTAGGTGGTCTTTATTCGTATGGCCTTGATCGCAATTCGACGATTGCCAGCGGTCTTGGAGATCTGGGGATCGACGCCCGTGATCCGGAGAAAATTTATAACTTCTTCCGTAATCCAAACAATCCGGAGCTTTCGAAGCTCCGTGAAAAAGCGGAGAAGCACGCGCTGCCAGTCGCGGCGCTTGATGCCCTTTCACTCGGAGCGGCGAAGTATGTCAGGCTTCCGAAAGCGGCTCCCGCCTGGGTTTCCAAAGTCTCGCCTACAGCGGAGCGTGTGTACGATAAGGCTTTCGCTACGCCGTTCCGGGCGGGGCTCAATCAACTGGCGCTGCAGACACAGCTTCAAGGCGCTATGGGCGCGGCGGGCGAAGCGCTGGGGCAAGTGAATTCCGAAGGCGGGGTGACTTCCTGGTCCGATGTTGTGGCGGAGTTCGCCGGGGAATTCGGAACTGCCCCGATGGAAGTTGGATCGATGTCTGTCCACGCCCTCCGCGGTGCGCAGGAAGAGACCGCACGCGCCGCGGAGTCCGCGGCGGCGGTGAAGAAGCTCGTAGCCGTAGCGAAGACCGCGAAGATCTTCAGCCGCGATCCCCAGAGCGCTGTGGAATTCCTTGATGAAGCGGTAAAAGATCAGCCGGATGAAGGCGCGATTTATATCAGCGCTGAGGCTCTTCATCAGGAGGGGCTCGCGGAGAAACTCGCTGAGGTGTCGCCATCCGCCCGGGCGCAGCTTCAGAGCGCCGAGCAGACGGGAGACGAGATCCGCATTCCGTATTCGGAATTCGTCACGAACGTTGCCCGCTCAGAAATTGGCGAAGCCGTGGCAGATCACGCTCACGTCTCCGGGCTTCCGTCGTACCACGAGGCAATTGAGGCGGAGCGGGCGATTATCCAGGGGACGGCGGATCAGTCCACAGCGGCATTCGAGATGAAGCCGCAGGAATTCAGAATCGAAATTTCTGATATCGGGCAAGAGCTGACAGAGAGCCTGAAGGCGGCGGATGTTCCGGACTCCCAGGCGAAGAGCTACAGCGCTCTCGTTCAGACACTCATCGGCAACATGGCGTCTGACGCCGGCATGTCACCGCGGGATGCCTGGGAGAGCTACGGGCTTCGTGGAATTTTCTCTGAGGGGCATGACGTCGTCCGGAGTAAGGACGGCGGTGTTCAGGCTGTGAGCGATCAGGCGAAAGCGGCGCTTACAAATCCGGAAAAGCTGCATCAGGATTTGATAGGCAAAGCGCCGGATAAAGACTTCTACAGCAAAACGACCTTCGTCCCGGCAACAAGTGTAGAGACGCTGGATGAAGCTAAAAGCGTCGTCAAGTCTCAGGTGGGCACGCCTTTTGTCAATGAAATGGACGGGGTCACAGCCACAGTGTCAAACGCCAATCTAAGAAAGATGACCAGCGCCTCGGCGACAAAGAAATCGGTCAGCCCCGCTGCGCACGCTACCGCGGTGGCTAACGTTGGTTCTCTGTTTACGAAGTCAGTGCGCTTGTGGACTAAGGCGGATAGAGCGGGCGACCCCAATATTTTGGGCATCCACAGATACGTAAGCCTGATGGTTAATGAAGGAGCTGTGTACCCCGTTAAGCTTACGGTAAAGGAATATGCGGCTAGGGAGCAGGGATTCAAGATTTATTCGGTGGAGGCAGTCGAGGTAGAAAATTCTACCTCGCTGTCCACCTGGGCAGAGGAAGAGTTAAAACGCGATAGCGCCATCTCTTCAGCTACAACCCACATCTCTAAATTAGCACAAAGTTATGAAAATATAAAGGAAGAATTAGAAAGAGCTTCAAACGCCTCTGCCAAGGAGCAGAATCCGAACGAGCTTTCGAAAGGCGAGTATTTCCCCAGCGCACGGGCTATCCTGCTCTGGGCTAACGCTGACCGTTCAACGTTCCTCCACGAGACGGGGCACTGGTTCCTCGGCGCCCGGGTAGCGCTTGCGCTGAAGCTGAAAGAGCAGCCGGAGCTGATGGCGGGTCAGATGCATCTCGTGGAATCGGTAGAAGAAGCGGTGACGTGGCTGGGGTATGAGTCGCTTGAAGCTTTCTCCAACGCGACGCTCGAAGAGCGCCGCCCGGCTGAGGAGCGTTTCGCCCGTACGTTTGAGCAGTATCTTAAAGATGGCCGGGCTCCGAACGCCGGGCTTCAGTCGCTCTTCCGTCGTTTCGCGAACTGGCTTAAAGCGATCTATGGCTTCATGACCGCGGTTCCAGGTTCGCAGATGAATGACGACGTCCGGCAGATATTCGACCGGCTCTTTGTCGCTGAAGAGGCTCAGACCGAGGCGCGGCTTCGCTACGATCTTTACCAGGCGCTGCATCGTGAAGACTTCGATGAGGAAGCCGCCTACCAGGCGTATCTCGCGTTGATGAAAGAGTCGATTGATACGGCGAACGAAGATCTAACTGCCCGTGGCATGCGGGACATGCGCTATCTCTTAGGGCTTAAAGACAAGATCCTTAAGAATATGACAGAGCAGGCGAAAGCGATCTGGCGCCGGCTTTCGGATGAGGAGTATGACCGCTACACCCAGACGAAAGACTATCAGACCTTCCAGCTGCTCTCAGAGGGTGAGGAGCGGGATGGGAAAAATTACGCACCGAAAATCAGCCGCGAAGAGGCGAAAGCTGCAGGGCTGACGGCAGAAGAACTCACGAAGCTTGAAAACGCCGAAATGCTGGCGGATCCGAAAGACCTGAAAAAAGGGGATGGGCGGGTCATCGTCCCGGGGGACGCCCTCGCGGGCGAGCTTGGTTACTCGTCGCTTTCTGAACTCGTGAAGAAAATGGCGGCGGTCCAGAGGCCGGAGGACGTGGCGGAAGACCGGGCGCGAGCTCGGATGCTTGAAGAGTATGGAGAATTCTCCAGCGAAAAGCGGATGAAGCAGGCGGCAGCAGAGGCGATTTTCAATCCGGCTACCGCCCGGCTTCTCGAGACCGAGATCAATCTGATGGAGGGAAACGGGGAAGATCGCCGGGTCTCCGTTTCTCTTTTCCGGGATATTGCGATCGCACAGGTTGGGCGTACGACGCTCGCTGATCTGATTCCTGAAAGGGCGAGAAGAGCGGCGGCGGCTTTGAGCCGTGAATCCCGGAAATACCAGACGGGTTTCTCCAGAAGGCATAAGGACGAGACCGGGGAAACCGTTACTGAGCGGATCCCGCGCGACGCCCGGAAGGCCGCGGAGCTTAAGCGTAAAGAGCTTTATCAGACGGTCAAAGCGGAAGAACTGCAGAAGAAGCGCGACGAGATCAGGAAGCGCATTGAGAAACTTCGCCGACGGTTTGGCGGTCGAAAAGAAGCGTCCGGAGTGGAAGGCGCTTACGCCTCACAGATCGGTCGACTGATGGCCGAGTGGGGCTTCACCCGGAGTAACACCAAAAACGAGCTGAAGGGGGAATCGTACGCCGAGTTTGCGAAGCATCGCAGGGCGGACGCGGGTGAAATCGTTCCCGAGCTTTCAGAAGATCTTGTGACGGCGCCGCAGGAAATGGGGCAGCGGACTGTGAACCAGGTTGAGGCGCAGATTAACTTTCTTGAGGATCTCGCCTCGCTGGGAAAACGGAGTAACGAGATTCGTGTAAATGGCCGTCTTCAGAGATTGGATAAGGCAGTCGAGGCGTTAGCCTCTGAGGTATCGGCGAACGCGGCAAAGCACGGCTTGGCGGAGCAGGACAATACTGAGCGTGAAGGCAGATCGGCTAAGGTGAAAGACGCCATCCGTAAAATCGGACTGGCGCACGCGCGTATCCCCTCGCTCCTTGCCGCTATCGCGGGCGGTCGCTTCGGGAAGATGTTTGATCTTGTGGTCTCCCAGTTCGATAAGGCGGCGGATAAAGAGATCGCTATGCGGTCAGAGGCGGCTAAGCGGTTGGCCAAAGCCTACGCGCCGCTGGACCGCGCAACAAAAGATCATAAGCGCGTGTACCACGAAGTGATCGACGCCAGCGTGTCGCGCGCTGAGGTGCTCACGATGCTCCTCAATCTTGGCACAGAAGCGAACCGACAGCGGCTCCTGGACGGCAGCGCTTTTTATTCCTTCAATAAAACAGGGGAACCCTGGACGCTTGAGCAGGTAACCACGCTTATTGGCGAGACGCTTACCAAGGAGGAGATCGAAGCCGCGCAGGGGGTATGGGATGCGCTCGGGATGTACGGCGAAGACCTGCGCGCTCTGGAGTCCCGGGTAGGACACCGCCCTCTTGAGCTCGCGAAACCGCAGGCGGTTGAGATTGCCGTCGGTGGTACGGCTATCAGTCTTAAAGGCGGTTATTATCCGATCGCCTATGACCGAAAAGCGGCGCAAGGGGTGCAGTCCTCTGTAGACGCTAGCGCAAGTCTTCAGGAAGCCGCGGCGCAGCGTCTGCGTCCCTATACGGATCAGACGCACGCCAAGGCAAGAGCCGCCACGGTAAAAGAGCCGTTGACGCTTACCGCCCGTGCGGGGTTCGAAGAGATAGATTCTGTTATCCACGATATCTGCTTCCGGGAAATCATTGCGGACGCCTCCCGGATCTTCGGCCCGAAGTCAAAACTGACGGCTGAAATCAAACGGTATTGGGGCGCGGACGCGATGAGCGTCATCAATGAGTGGCTTCGGGATATCGCGGTGAATGACCGCGAGCAGAGCCGGACGATGGATACGGTAGCTAACGTACTCCGATCCAACGTTTCTCTGGCTGGCATTGGTCTGAATTTAGTGACCGCCTTGATCCAGCCGATCGGCATGCTGCAGTCAGTCGCGGTGCTGGGGCCCGAATGGTCCGCCCGGGGCATCGCTTCTTTTATCGCCAACCCGAGCCGAGCCCGGAAATTCACGCTTCAGAAGTCAGAAATGATGGCTGACCGCATGAGAACCCGATTCCGCGAAGTGGCTGAGATTCAGGCACGTGCCGTGGGAAACGTTGGTTCCGTTAAGGATAAGCTGCAGACGGTCGCCTACCTCCCGGTAATTTTCATGCAGATGCTAGTAGATATTCCTACGTGGCTTGGCGCTTATAACAGAGCGCTTTCCGAGGGGAATACCGACGCCCGCGCTGTAGCGATGGCGGATCGCACTGTGATTGAGGCGCAGGGCAGCGGGCGGCTGATGGATCTCTCGGGCGTGGAGCGCGGCGGAGCCTGGAGCAAGCTGTTTACGGTTTTCTATACGTTCTTCAACACCGCCTACAACATCGGGATGGTAACAAGGAAAACGGATTCAGCGCTGAGAGCCGCATTCAATATGATGCTGGTGATGGTCCTGCAGCCAGTGCTGGAAACCTTTGTCCGGGAGGGGCTCAAAGCCTCGGCGAGCGGCGGCAAAGACGACGATGATGAATGGCTCTCCAAGACGCTCAGAAAGGCGGCGGGAAATACTGTTGGCTTCAATCTCGGGCTTCTGGTGGGGCTTCGGGAGATATCGGATACCGTCGGAACAATCGTTGGCGGTGGGGCGCCTCTCGGCTACTCGGGCCCTGGCGGTATGCGCAAAGTTACTGACGCGCTCCGCTTGGTGCAGCAGATAAGTCAAGGGGAGTTGGATGAGGGTCTAGCCAAAGCGCTGCTCTCAGTCATTGGCGAGTGGGCGGGGCTCCCCATGGTCCCCGTTAACCGGGCGATATCGGGTGCCTCCGCGCTGGAAGACGGAAAGACAGATAATCCGCTGGTGCTCATCCTGGGGTACTCGAAATATTGATACTTGAAGCGTGGCAGTGGGCGCAAGATTTCTCCATCTTTGGAGAAACGAAATGGCGCTTGACAGCACTCGGCGAAAAGTAACGTATGAAAGCGATGGCTCCGTAACGCAGTATTCCTTCGCTTTCAGCGTGTTTTCGCCCTCAGATATCGCGGTTTATACAGGAACCGGCAAAAACTCTGACATCAGCAAAAAATTGCGGTATTCGACGGACTACTCGGTTTCCCTTAACGCTGACCAGAATAACGCACCAGGAGGTGTAGTAATTTTGACTACAGCGCCGGCATCCGGGGCTCGAATCGCGATCCTATCCGCTATTCCAGAGATTCAGCCGATGGTGCTTACAACGCACGATGGTTTTGACCCTCGGGTACTGAACCAATCGGCTGACCGGGCGGTTGCTCTTGTGCAGCAGCTCTCGGAACGTATCGACCGCGCGATCGTTATTGAGCCAACGGATCCGGCGACGCCTACCGAGATGAAATTAAGCCTATTCAAGCTCGCGGATCACGCGGAAGAATGGGCGGCAGTTTCCAAAGAAGCGGCGAAATCCGCCAAGGCGGACGCATTGGAAGCGAAGGCTTCCGCTGAAAGCGCGGCAGCGTCTGAGTCTACGGCTACCGCCGCCTATACGGGGCTTAAAGATCACCTGGACGACATCTCGAGCCTCACCAAGATAACGGACGTTATTAAGAAAGTAAGTGAATCAACCGATGGAGTTAAAGCGGTAGGAGCGGACCTGCTCGGAGAGCTCACTTCAGGCGACATGGATTACGGCTATATCGCGGACGAATCCGAAGGTGTGGCGGCGTCCGCGTCCTCCGCGATCGAAGCCTGCGCTGAGAACATGGAAAACATCAAGATCGCCGCTACCGCAGGGATTCAGGCGGCAACGTATGCGATGGATGCCAAAACCTGGGCCGTGTCAGAAGAGTCGCCTGACGGTACCGAGGACGCGGATTCTTCGACCGGTAAAACACAATCCGCCAAAACATGGGCTCTGGCCGCCAAGGCAAGCGCAGAGAAAGCCGCATCAATAACTCCCGGACCCTATACCACAGTCGAAGTTTTCAACTCGTTCATGACCTCGATTTACGAGGCATGCGATGAATTCATCAAAGGAGTGTAACTAT